CCTGGTGGAGGACCTGGTGGAGTTTTTATTAAATCACCATCCGTATTTCTTTTAGAATTTAAAACTGGAAATAAAACACACCCATTTTTAAATAGTTTCAAACCAATGGCACTCACCAATATGACGGTGAATTATACTGCCTCTGGTGCATATGCTACTTATGAAGATGCAACACCAGTTCATTTGCAGATGACTTTACAATTCCAAGAACTCAATCCAATTTACAATGAAGATTATGATGATATTCCATTAGAAAAAGGAGTTGGATACTAATGAGCTACTTCAGAGAACTACCAAATTTAGAATATCAATCACCTTTTGTAACAAGAATATCATCTCAACAATATGTTCTTGCAAAAAATTTATTTCGTCGTGTAAAACTTCGTGAAGATTTACAAAATGTATTTACAATCTTTGACCAATATCAAATTCAAGATGGTGATCGCCCAGATACTGTTGCAGAAAAACTTTATGGGAAAGCAGATTTAGATTGGGTTGTTTTATTAAGTGCAGGAATTGTTCATGTTAGAGATCAATGGCCTTTATCTGATTATCAAATCTATCAGTATGCAGAAAACAAATACGGAAATGATTTGAATTCAATTCATCATTATGAAACTACACAAGTTCTTGATAGTCAAGGAAATTTAATTTTACCTGCTGGTAAAGTTGTAAATTCTAACTTTTCAATTCCAAATCCATTAAATGCCAGGCAAAATATAACACCAGTTGTTGGTGTGACAAATTATGAATATGAAGCTAAAAAGAATGAAGAAAAACGTGGAATTTATATTCTAAAAAGAGTGTATCTACAACAATACTTAAATGATATGAGAAGTATTATGACTTATAGTAATAAGAAGTCATCCCAGTTTGTAGATCGCAAACTCATCCGCACAGAGAATACAAGAAATACGATGCCATAAAAAGGGGGGGCATTGTGCCCCCCAGAGAATCATTCTTCTGCCAAGCGGGCGAAATATTTCATCGTGTCTTCCTCCTCATCATCATCATAAGAAGATTTAGAGGGTTTCAGATTACTCAGTTCTGAACGAAGATCTTCATCAAGATCACTAACGGAACCACGAGAAGTTTCTTCTTCATCGGCAACTTCAGGATCTTGACGAACACTGCTCTTGCTACCCAAAACATACTCAAGACGCTTCTTCAGTTCATCATAAGATTTAAACTGATCAGCAGCAACAAGTTCAGCAAGAGAATACTGCTTCTTCCAGATTGCTTCCAGAGCATCATCGTCGTTGAGCAAAGCACCAACTGCTGCAAACTCTGAAGAATCATAGTTGCGATAACCAGCAACGTTCTTTGCCTTCAGTTTGAAGTTAGCACCTTTCCAGAAGTCAAATGCTTCAATCGGGGTATCATCTTCATATTCAGGTTGCATGGCTTCCATGATCTTATCAAAGATCTTTTTACCATACTTGAAGAGGAAAACCTTACCTTCGTTTTCGGGATTTGCAGGATCTTTCACAACATAGATGTTGCTCACATAAGTCAGTTTGCGTTTCTGCTTACGGGCAACTTCTTTGCCAGCATCGGTGCCATTGTTCCAGAGTTCGGAGTTCAGTTCCGACACAGGATCTTTTTGACCCAGAGTAGTCAAACTTGATTCTATATACCATCCCCCAGGACCTTGGAAGGCATGAGAATAGAGTTTTACAAAAGGTAGATCTTCGCCATCAGGAGCAGGGAGGAAGCGAATCACGGCAAAACCATTAGAACTTTTATCTACACTTAATTTCCAATAGCGATCATCTTCATTACTATTAGAAGAGTTCATCTTTTCAACTTCTTTTACAAGTTTAGCAGTAAGAGAACCGAGACTAGATTGTTTTTTTAGATCGTTAAATGACATTTGGATTTTTTTGGATAAATTGGATAAGTCGGATTTTTACGACAACTTTATTATAGTAGATTTATAGAGGGATGTCAATCCCCAGTATTTTTTCTTCTTTTCCAAGATTCTTTCATTTTTAATAAAGTTTCTTCTGAATGTTTTTTACCCAACATACCATAAGTTCCGGGTTTTCCTGTATGTGCTTCACTCATTTTTCTTTTAGTTTCTTCAGTAGTTACTCTTTGTCTGCGGGCGATAGAAAGTTTTTTTCTAACTTCTGGTTTTTTAGCAGGATTATTTTCTCCAAGTTTTCCTAAACTAATTTTCTCTTTAACATCAGTTCTCTTTGAAGGATTTTCTTCACCAAATGAACGATGATAAAACTTTTTAGAAGTTTGTTTTGCCTTATTAGCAAAATGAGGGTTTTTATCTACTTCATAGAAATCGTGAAGAATACATTCTGCTTCAAGAGATTTCTCAATACTATCAAAAGTTTCTAAAATAATTTTTTGCGTTGGTTTAAAAGTTTTATCCCTATAAGAACCAAAATACTTTATATCTTCTTCTGGAAGACAATTACAAACTCTACTTCCAATATAACCTCTACCAAACTCTTCGTAAGAATAGTAGGTATAAAAATACTTTTTCATTCTTCTCTAACCGGGTGACATAAGTATTTATACAAGAAAGGGGCATTAGACGCCCCCCTCTACCTGAAAAGTGTCACCCGATCAGGCACAAGTATTTATCAATCGTCAATGTTTTTTTTGAGAGATTCAATTGTTTTGCTCACGCTTTCAAAAAAAGAATTCATATCAGTTTCAGGAGAAAATCCCATCAAAACGATGGAATCCTGAATACGTTTTTTTAACTCTCTTGCCTCAGGATCATCCGTCAGGCAAAGACGAGTATACATGATTCTTTGTTTCTCAAGCAATACTTTTAATTTTTCAATATGTTCCAGTTTTTGTTCACGGGATAAAATACCAAAATCCATTACGGTATAATAAATTTGATCCTGAAGATCATTAATTTCTTGAAGTTCTTCTTGAATTAATTCTGAGTCGAAAAAGTTACTCATTGATGATATCCTTCAGGATTTTTTTGTATTGGAACATATCGATATTTATGAATGGAGAATATTTTCGGATTTTTAAACTTACGGTTTCCCATACCGGGTCTAAAAGTTTCTTGTCAAAATTATTCCCGAACAGGAAGATCTTATCCCATATGACTAGGGTTTCTATATAAATCTTCCCGCTCAGGAACATTTTAAGAATGGGTGGATGTTGCTTTGAAGCATCAAGAACTTCATTTAATTTGCTTTCAGACAACATTTCTTGTGATTGTTCTTTAAAAAGATAAGACAAACTCTGTTGCCTTTTTTTCCATTCCTGATAGTTGTCTTCACCAGATCTAATGATTTCACCAATCCAGAGATTACTTGGATAATCAGTCGCAACAAAGTTTGATAGAAAAAAATCTATGATTTCTTTGTCTTGTTTTTGGCGGGAAAGTTTCTCGAAGAAATATCGGTCTTTCCTTTTATTATAAGAAGTAATTGTGGCTCTGGATTTACCTCCATATTTAAAAAAGTCATATTTACTGTTCGTAAAATGACTTTTCATTGAAAGATATTTTTGATAAGTCTCAAATGGGCTCATAGAGGCAATCGAGCACGTGAAGTTTTCTTCATAAAATTAAGACGGGTTGCGTCACACTTTAATCGTTCTTTCAGTGGTTTTGAAATTAATTTTGTAACAGAATCTACCTCAATCTTATTGATTTCACAATAGTGGCAGATGGCATCAATGTAGTTGCACTTTTCTTCCACAACAATTTTTTCTATTTCTAGAGAAAACTTTGAGGGAGTAAGAAACTTGCTTTCTATAACTTGTTCTAATTCGTTATCCTTTTCCATATGCATTAAGTTTATCTCTAACAAACTCTCTAATATATTCGGTGAGTAATTTGATGTATTTTGATTTGTCGTATTCTTCATAAACGATACATTCTCCATTTTCACAAGACATTATGATTACAAATTTTTTAACAGAAATACCTGTTAATTCAAATAGCATACATGCATATGCCGCACATTGAACAAAATAATGTTCGATCCACTCTCGTGGTTTTGGTTTTTTAGAAGTCTTAAAATCAATAATGGCAAGTTCGCCATCATACTCGGCAATACAATCTACAGTTCCCGCAATACCAAGTACTAAACTATATAGGGAACGTTCCAGAGCATGAATATTATTTATCTTATCAAGTTCTGGTTTCGCAATCTGAAAGAGTAATTCCGACAAGGGTTGAACCTTAGGAAGCTCTGAAACATTCAGCAAATAGTTTTCAGACAAAGTATGCATATCAGTTCCACGACTGGTTGCCTGCTTTGTGATTTTGTTTGCTTCATCTTCACCAACTTTCTTTCGCCACTTTGCAAAGAACTCCCGATTTTTATGACTGGTTACCGAAGTAATGGAAACCAGCCTCAGAAGTTCTTCATTTGTAGGAACTTTATAATAACGAACACCATCTATAGTCTCCCTATCAAGTTGAGGGAGATTCAATTCAACATGAGTAAACATTAAGGATATTCCATTACCAATTTATTATAGCATATTTTATGATTAAATTTCAAGTTCATTTAAATGGTAATCTTCCTTTAATATAATTCAAAGGAATTTCACTATCAAAAGGTATTAATTTTTCTTCTACCATATTATTTACCCAAATTCTTTTGGGTCTATTTTTTGCCGCATTTTTTAATTTTTCAATAGTTTCTGGTGAATGATTTTTTCCATACATAGGGTTATTTTCTCCAGTTACATCATGATGATTTTTACTAATTTTTTTACGGGTTTCTTCGGAAAGTATTCTTCCTTTTTGCCTTTCACTTATTTTTTTGCAGATTTCTTTACTCCTTTTTGTTCCCAAACAATATTTTTTTCCTTTATGAATTTTTTTCATTTTTTCAATAGTTTCTGGGGAATGTTTCTTTCCATGCATTCCGGTTCTTTTTTCTTGATGCATTTTTTTAATATTATTAGATATTTTTATTTTACCTTCTTCAGTAAAATTTACACCTAAAACACCCCTACCACCATCAGAAATATTATATCCAAATGGAATTTTTGTATTATGTATTTTTATATACAATTTTTCAAGTTCATATGCCTTTTCTTCATCATCAACTTCTTCTATTAACTCAATATAAAAATTATCTTTTCCATATTTTTTTATAGCATCAGTTAATATAAATCCTCTTCTAGTATGTTGAATAAATCTTTCTTCTATTAAAAATTTAGTTATTCCTATATATTTTTTATTATTTTTTTTATTTGTTATTAGATATATTCTATACATAAAATTGTCTAGTTCGTGTTAACATATATTTATTTATATTAACACGAACTAGACATCCTCAATATTATAAATCTAATTTATATTTTGCGGTTAAAAATTCTTTAACCAAGGATGATCTTACAATATCATCTAATCCAAACTCAATAATATTAAAAGAAGACATTTCTTTTAATATTTTCATAAAATCAATTACACCACTTCTTTCATTAATTTTGACTAAATCCGATTGAGAGGCATCACCACAAAACATAATTTTTGAATTTTCACCAACCCTAGTAATGAGAGAACATAACTCATGAAAATTTGCGTTCTGAAATTCATCCACAATAATCACAGCATTATCAAGAGTAGTTCCACGAAGGAACGAAGTGCTCCAAAACTTAAGAGTTTCTTGTGCTTTGAGATTTCCATAGAGCATCTCAAAGTCAGCATCAGAGGGCATTTGGAACATATACTTTACCATATTCTTATAAGGAATTTGGTAGATATCTGCCTTATCATCATGACTACCTGGAAGAAAACCAATTTCTCTGGTTGCTACAAGAGAACGAACAATATAAACCTTTTCCACTGGAGAATGTTCATCTAAAACTTCACGAATAGCATTATAGAGTGTAATGAATGTCTTACCAGTTCCTGCACATCCGTATGCAACAAGATGCTTACCCAAAGAATAAGCATCAAATAGTTTTTTCTGATTTTCGGTTAAAGGTTCAATATCAACAAGATAGTCTGAATTAATTGGTTTTTTTCTCTTCATTTGTTTGGCGGTTAAGCCAATACCAATTGCTTGATTTTCCTGAGAAGCTCTTCTTCTTCTTGACATTGGTGTTTTTGTGTTAGATTTTTTTTACTCTTGACCCAGGAGCCTTGCTTGCTTTTTCAAGGACAGTGTTCCACGAAGGATTTTTGGCGATCAGTTTATCCTTCCACTCGCCAACTTCTCCTGGAGAAGGGCAAGTAGAAGGATCTGACCAATCACGAATCCAATCTAAATTATCTTTTTTCCACTGATCCCAGTCATGGATACTCATTTCCACTTCTTTCTGTTCGCCAGTTTTTGTATTTACCACAGGATATGTTGCCATAAAATTACCAATTCAACATAAATTATTTAGATTAGGGTGAGAGACGTGCTTTATGAAGACGTTTCTCTTCATAATAACTGAATATCTCAGGCACCCACGATTTTATTATAGGAGAAATTGCGTGACATAGTGCCTGAATTTCTACCTGAGCATCCAGTTTTGCTCTGAGATCTAGGAAGTGAAGTGCTGCTCTCAATGAGAATGAAACTACAAAGTTCTGGCGAATGTTCTGCGGAAGATAATCTCTCAGATGCTCTTCTGCCATACCACGCTTTTCAAATGCCTCTGCATAACGCTCAGATGCCGCTAGACAGAACTTTAACTGTCTTTCATAATCTTCCTGCGTCCATTCATATTTGTGCCCTTTGCGGTCAAGATAGAGACCAGCAGGGCGAACATAATAAACTTCTTGTGGTTTCAGTTCACCCTTAGCAACTTTTAATACACGACGGCCGGTATAGCGTTGTGATTGAACATCAAAAGTCACTCCAACACGATGAGTTCGTGCCTGAACAATTACATTATGAACAAATCCAACACAATCCAAAGCAATCGCAGGATGTTCCAACGGACCCCAGTGGCCACGCTCATTTGCAAGTAATTGTTCAACAACCCATTTTCCACATTCCGTTTCATTCGGAGGGAATTTCGTATGAATGGGTTCCTCAGAGTAGTCATT